TCTACACCCTAGAGTTCGTCGGCAGCGTCAGATGTGTATAAGAGACAGATCCTAGCATTCGCTGAATTGTACAGAGATGGCAAATTAGTTGTAGAATGTTGAAATGACGGTATTTTGACGGATAATTCACGGTGTCTAACAACTGTTTAAAGTGGTATTATTATATTATCGAAGAAAATCAGAGACAGCTCACTTTGTGGGTTGTCTTTTTCAGTATCAGAAAGGAGTTGATGGAAAATGGGATGACCGAGAAACAAATGAAGTTTGCTGATGAGTACATCATCAGCCTAAATGCTTCGCAAGCATATAAGAAGGCTTATCCTAATATTAAGAACAATGATGTTGCAAAAGCTAATGGAAGTAGGTTGCTTGCAAAGGCTAACATCAAGGCTTATATAGACGAGCAACTTGAAAAATTGAAGTCAGAACGTGTTGCTGATCAGCAAGAGGTCATGGAATTTCTCACAGCTGTCATGCGTGGTGAGGTTGAAGAACCTTTGCTCGTTCTAGACGGCGAAGGTATGCAGCGCATTGCTCAAGCCAAGCCCAATGTTGCCACCCGTCGAGCTGCGGCAGTTGATATCGGTAAACGTTATAGAATGTGGACAGACAAGGTCGAAGCTGACGTAACGCAAGATATCAATATTAATGTCGGTGAATGGAATGACGATTAATCTTGATATCAACCCAAGTAGGGTGTTTAATCTGCATATCTATGAGCATTTGTTTGATTATGACACGTTCACTGAGGTTCATTACGGCGGAGCGTCAAGCGGTAAAAGTCATGGGGTTTTCCAGAAGATAGTTCTTAAAGCTCTTAAAAAGTGGGACAAACCCCGAAAAATATTGATATTGCGAAAAGTAGGTTCCACTGTTCGTGACTCGGTGTTTGCGGATGTGCAGGCAGCCTTGTCTTATTTCGGTGTGCTTAATCTATGCAAGGTTAACATGAGTGCATTCCGAATAGAGTTGCCAAACGGTGCCGAATTGATTTTCAAAGGGATGGATAACCCAGAGAAAATCAAGTCTATCAAAGGCATTTCAGACGTGGTTATGGAAGAAGCGTCAGAGTTTACGCTTGATGATTATACACAGCTGACACTTCGCTTGAGGGATAAAGCTCATAAACAGAAACAAATCTATTTAATGTTTAACCCGGTGTCTAAAGCTAATTGGGTATATAATGCGTTCTTTGTAAAGGGCCCTAAGAATACAGTGGTTTATCAAACAACGTATAAGGATAATCGGTTCCTGGACGACTTGACCAAGGAGAATATTGAGGAACTAGCAAATCGAAACGAAGCCTACTACAAAATCTATGCTTTGGGTGAGTTCGCAACACTCGATAAGCTAGTATTCCCGAAATACGAAAAGAGATTACTCAACAAGGACGAGCTTAAACAGTTACCGTCCTTTTTTGGTCTTGACTTTGGGTTTACTAACGACCCCACGGCGTTTATGCATGTCAAAATAGACCGAGAGAATAAGCGACTATACATCCTAGAGGAGTATGTCAAAAAGGGCTTGCTAAACAACCAGATAGCAGAAGCCATCACTAGCCTTGGCTACTCAAAAGAGGTGATTATGGCTGACTCAGCGGAGCAGAAATCTATTGCAGAATTGCAAACACTGGGCTTGCGTCGAGCTATTCCGGTAGATAAAGGTAAAGGTTCAGTCCTTCAAGGGATTCAGTTCTTGCAGCAATTCGACATCATTGTCGATGAAAGATGCGTCAAGACGATTGAGGAGCTTGAGAACTATACATGGCAGAAAGATAAACATACAAACGAGTATATCAACAAGCCGTGTGATAGTTATAACCACTGTATCGACGCTATTAGATACGCACTTCAAAACCTTATTTTTGTCAAGGATAGACAGGACGTAGACGCTAAGATTAGACGGGTTAACAAACTGATAAGGAGATAGAATGACGAACACAACACATAGTGCTGACGACATTTTACATGAAGGGCAGTACATTCCTAGATCATACCAATTCGAGCGAGATATGGAACCGACTAGCTTGCAGAAACGTGAGGACTTCCTTCGTTTTCCAAAAGAAGCTAACACACACTTCATGGCTCAGTCAGCGGACGATCTCGTGGACACGTTCCAAGGACGTGAGAAACTAGAAAAGATGGTAGCTCAGTTCCAAGACGAACAGATAGACCGCTTGAACATCCTAGAGAGCTATTCAAACGGGAATAACTACACTATTCTAAATGGGCGTAAGCGATTGGAACCAGAGAAGGCTGACTACCGCATTAGGCACGATTTAGGCGGACAAGCTAGTCGTTTCTTCACCGGATACACAGTAGGGCAGCCTATTTCAATCGGTGCCACTGATACTAACAGCGACTTGACAGCTATTGATGATTTCAATGCTTACAACGACATTGAAGCTCTTAACCGTGAATTAGTCTATGACGCTTCACGCTTTGGGCGAGCGTTTGAGTTGCATTATTATGACGAGTTTGGCAATCCAGCAGTGGTCTTGATTGACGCAAGGGAGATGTTCACTATTCGTAGCGCAGACGTCCGAAAGGATATCATTGCGGCTGTGCATTGCCCAGTTTACAACGGTGAAATGTTTGTCACGGTCTACACTGACAACAAGATTGTCAGCTATGACCCAAACTGGCAGGAAATTGAACGCAAAGAAAACCCGTTCGGAATGGTGCCGGTGGTCGAGTGGCAGAACAACCGAGAACGTTCGGGAGATTGGGAGAAAGGTATTCCGATTATCGACGCTTACGACGCCGCAGAGTCGGACACAGCTAACTACATGTCAGACCTTAATGATGCCATGCTTGTTATCAAAGGTGACGTCGAAAGCACCGGCATGAATGCGTCTGACATTATGAAAATGAAACACGCTAACATGCTAGTGCTTGAGAGTGGTGTCGGACACAACGGGCAGCAAACGTCACTAGATGCCGGCTATATCTACAAACAATACGATGTGAGCGGTGTTGAAGCGTATAAGTCACGTTTGATTAAAGACTTCTTCCGAATCGTCGGATTGCCTAATTTGCAAGATGATTCGACTTTCTCAGCTACGTCTGGGATTGCTATCCGCTACAAGCTAGTTGACTTGCAGCAAGTTACAGCCGTCAAACGTGGGTTCTTTGTTAAGGCACTCCGAAGACGCTATAAACTGCTTGAGTTGCTATCTAACAATCTCAAAGGTATCGAACCAGTGGACGCTGACATGCTGACATTTACATTCCATGAGAACCTACCAACGGACGTATGGGCTGAGATTCAATCGGCTATCAATTCGGGCATGGAAATTTCACAAGAAACACTTATGGAGTCAGCTAGCTTCACAGACGCCCGAAAAGAAAAGAGCCGTTTACTCAAAGAGGGTGGGGCTACTGACCTAGAAGTTAGTCAGATTGTAGGTACTGAGGATGATGACGAATAATGAACGCTACAATGCTGAACGAAAAGCACAATCAGACCTAATTAAGCGTGACATAGAGCGTGACAAGGTCTTAAAAGAGCTCTATCAAGCGTCATATAACCGCATGCAGAGCCAAATAAACGGCTTTTACATGCGCTACGCTGACAAAGAGGGGCTAAGTCGTGCCGAAGCTATGAAGCGAGCTAGTGAGTTCGATGTTACTGAGTACAGAGACCGAGCAAGAAAGGCAGTAGTCGAGAAAGATTTCTCACACGGCACTAACCAATGGCTAAGACTGTTTAACCTCAAAATGAAAGTCAGCCGTTTGGAGCTACTCAAAGCAGAATTAAGGCTTGAAATAGCTAGCCTTATATCAGACGTTAACGAAGTCTTTGATGAAGCGCGTGAGAGTGAATATTTAGCCGAATTTAAGCGCCAAGCGGGTATTTTGGGCAATTCTGCCGTCAATGCAGTAAGCCGCATGAGAGCCATCTTAGACGCTGATTTCTACGGACAGAATTTTAGTCGCAGAGTTTGGGGCAGGAACGGACTTCATGCAAGTATGCAGAAGGATGTGTTTAGCTCGCTAGCACGTATCTTCACCGACATGGACGGTTTTAAGCAGGAACGGCAGCGATTAGCTAAGAAATATAACACAAGCCAAGCCAACGCCCAACGATTGCTCAAAACCGAAATAGCTCGCATTAATGCTGATACAGAATTGATGATGTTGAAGGAAAATGACTTCACGCATTTAATCTATGTCGCTGAAAGTGGGGCTTGCGATATCTGTAAGCCTTTGGATAGAAAAGCCATACCGATTAACAAGGCAGAGAAAGGGGTTAACATGTACCCAATGCACCCTAACTGTCGTTGTTCAGCGTATGGACATATCAAAATGGAATATAAAGCTGGTGGCAGCACTCTTGATGAAGAAGCTGTTAACGGTGTTTGGGGTGAATAACCCCTTGTCCAGACCGTGCTGACGACATTAAAAGCTGCATGAGTTCGAGGGGGTTGCTCGTAAAAGCGTAAAGAAAGGAGCCTATCATGGCAGAAAAAGAACTTGAAACAGTCGAGAACCCTCAAGAGGTTGAAGCTAGCCAACCAGAAAAAGAGGAGAAGAAGGTGTCAGTCGCTGAAATGCAGCGTAGACTCAAGCAGATGGAAGAAAAACATACTCTTGAAATTGCTGATATGCAGACCGGTATTCAATCTCAAATCGAGGAAGCCGTTGCTAAAGCTAAAATGAGCGAAGAAGAACTTCAAGAGCTGCAACAGAAACAGCGGGATAAAGAATTCGAAGAAGCCCAGAGCACAATTGCAGCACTTCAAGCCCAAATCGCTCAACGTCAAATGCAGGATATCGCTATTAAAGAGCTCGAAGCTCAAGGCGTGCCCGTCAATGAGTCAACGCTTGCTTTCGTTGTTAAAGGCGATGAGGAAGCTACTAAGCTCGCTGTTTCAAACATGGCTAACATCTTAAACTTGCAGAAACGAGAAGAAGCCAAAGCTCTACCACCTCGCACAAGCGGCGGAGAGGAAGGACGTTCACATCGTGGAAAAGACAAGTTTGACAAAGCCAAAATCACTAATTTCTAAATTAAGAAAGGAGAGCGCATGGCTCAACAAAAATTCAATCCGGGCACAGTCCTCTTGTCTGATTCTCTCGGAAAAGAGATTACATCAGAATACATCACTGATCTATTCACTGACGAACTTGTTAAAACTTCAAAAGTCATTCAGCTTGGTCAAAAAGTTGAAATGGAAGGGAAAATGGTCCGTAAAGGCGTTGAAGTTGGTCAATTGACAGACGCTTACTTCGTTGGTGAAGGTCAAAAAATCGGCACTGCAAAAGTACAAACTAAATCTTACGTTCTTGAATCTCGTAAATTGGCAGTTATCTTGCCAGTTACAGAAGAAGTCCTCAACTACACTTGGACTGACTTCTTCGAATCAATCAAGGACAAGATTGTCGACTTGTTTAACAAGAAAATCGACGGGGCGGCATTCCTTGGATTGTATAACAACCCATTCGGTGCCAACGTTTTGGCGTCTGCTAAACGTGCTCAAAACGTCGTATCTGGGGACATCAACCTTAATAACATCTACGATGTAGAAGATAAGTCAGAAAAAGAACCTAACGCATTCGTAGGTCACCGCACTATCAACCGCACACTTCGTGGGATTGTCGACAATGTTAACGGTGGTCAACACATCTTCACTAAACCAGCTAACCCTAATGCAATCGGTGAGCTTGATGGCCTTCCATATTCTCAACTTCAATTGCAAGATGGGCAAACTTACCCAGCAGGTACATTGATCACTGGTAACTTCAATGGCTTGGTTTACGGTATTCCAAACGGTACTAACTTGCGTCTTAAAATCGCTGATCAAGCTACTTTGTCTAAAGTTCAAAATGACGGCACACTTGATTCTGGTGACGTTCACTTGTTTGAACAAGACATGCAAGCACTCCGTGCTATCTTTGAAATTGCCGTAGCGATTCCAAACGACGAAGCATTTGCAGCTATCCAACCAGTAGAAGTCTAGTCAGGAGGCTTAAATGACCTATAAAGCTAAGATTACATTCCGCGACTTGCAAGATAACGAGTATATCTACCAAGTCGGGGAAGTTTATCCACGAGAAGGCTATGAGCCATCTAAAGAGCGCGTGGCAGAGGTTCTTGAAAAAGGCGGTATCGAACCAGTCGAGCCGTCAAAAGAGCTTACAGTCAAAGAGCTCAAAGCAAAACTTGATGAAGCTGGTATCGAGTATAATGCCAAAGCAAAAAAAGCAGATTTAGAAGAACTTCTAAAGGCTGCGGAGGGGGTCTAAAATGAACGATATCCAACTTGAGAAGATTAAGCGTCGGTTGGGTATCGACGTTGAAGACGATCTTGAGGATGAATTGATTGAAGACTTAGTCAACGACGCTGAGAGCTATTTCAAGGCGTTAGTCGGAACAACCGAGATTGACAAGAAGTATCATTTCATCATTGAAAATGTTGTTTACAAGCTCTATGGTCGTAAAGGCTCAGAGGGTGTCAAAACCGAGAACGTAGACGGCTATTCAGTCACTTACGAGGATTGGGACGACATGTTTAAGCCTTACAGAAAGATTTTGGATAAAGATTTTGGCCTGGACGGTTCACTGGCTCGAAAAGGTAAGGTGAAGTTTCTATGAAAACACCGCACCGCATCAAGCTAGTGAATCAAGGAGTTTCGACTTACAACCCGATTACTGATAAGCACGAAGAAAAGGCGCAGTCTAGTAAGATTGTGCCTTGTTTGGTTAACTTCATTGACCAACAGCGTGCATTTGAAGCCTATGGGAGTAGGTCCGACGTGGTCATGATATGCCGATTCAGTAAAGAGCAGAAGCCGTTTGACTACGCTCTTTATGGGGGTAAGAAGTATTACCCTATCGAACAGATTGACGCACCGATTAAGGGCGCAATCAGGTTGAAAAGAGGTGAGCTAAATGGCTAATTTCACAATCGAGTGGAGAGGTGACACAGTCCTCGCTGCTGCTTTGAATAAGGCAAGCCAAGGGGTTAGAACACAAGCCCAAACAGCTCTTAAAAACTCAGCCGAGAAAGGCAAGAGCATTTCAAAAGGGCTTGCGCCAGTTGATACCGGCTTCTTGAGAGCTAACATCACCACTAGGCACATGAGCGAGGAATCGCACATTCATTCAGCAGCGTCTTATAGCGGGTTTCAAGAGTTTGGCACACGCTATCAGCCCGGTAAGCCGTTTATGCGTCCTATGATGCACCAAATCGAGCCTTATTTCACTGAACAAATCCGTAAAGTTATGGAAGGAGCCTTTAAATGACACCTAGCCACGACTTATTCAGAAATCTATTCGCTATTGCTAGTGAGAAACTGGCAACTTACGACTACTTACCCGATTCATCCGCCAGCTATCCATTTGCATTTATTGGCGAGAACAGTTCAGCACCTACACTCAATAACGAAAACTTTGGAACGATAAGACAAACCGTCCATATCTACGGGACTAGAGTGCAGCGTGCAGAGCTAGACACTCACTGCCAAGCATTAGAACAAGCTAGCGAACGAATCAAAGGGTTTGAATACAACTTATTAAAAACTGGTACAGACAAGCAAGTTTTACCAGATAATACAGACGTCCAGCCATTGATACACATTGTGCTGGATTTTTCATTTACATATACCAAAAAGGAGGAATAAATGGCAGAACTTATTTTGGGTAAAGACCTAATGGTCTTTTTCCGTCGTGTGAAAGACCAAAAGACGCAAGATGCTGCCAAAGTACGTTTCCAAACAGAACACACTATCAATGCTGAAAAAGAGGTCGAAACTACGAAAACCAAAGACGGTGTAGTTAACTCTATTTCAGACGGGGAAGTGTCTGGGGAATTCGTATCTCTCGCCTATCGTGAAGATGGAACTACCACAGAAATGTGGCGTGAAATGCGTAAATGGTTCATCGCAGGCGACAAGGTAGAGTGCTGGCAAGTTGACCTTGCTTCTAAACGCACTTCTGGTGGCAAAGATGTCTATGACGTTGAATATTACCAAGGCTATCTTAAAAACTTTGAAATCGCAGCACCCGCTGACGACAAAGTCGAGCTATCTTATGAAATGGCCATCGATGGCAACGGTATTATTTCAACCGACAGCTTGACAGAAGCTCAGAAGAAAGCAGTCGCAAGCGCTCAATACGACTACCACACTCTTGCTAAAGAAGACAGCCTAGTTTCATCTATCTAGTCTATTGCAGGGGCTTTGCGCCCTTGCTTTTTTTGCATAAAGGAGAAATAAAACATGATTCTATCTATCAACGGACGAGACTTTAATTTGATTTTCGGACTTGCGTTTTTGCGTGAGATCAACAAATTGCACTCAGCAGAGCTTGAAGGCATGAAGACTGGCTACGGTGCCATGACATTGATTTCAACCGGTGTTGCTATCAACGACCCTCTTGCATTCGTGGATATCATCAAAGCTGGTACGATTACGGCGCCACAAAAACCAAGTGATGCTGACATTGAAGCCTATCTTGCTGATTTGATTGACAAAGGTAAATACAAAGAGACGATTGAGTCAATTATCGACGAGTTAAAAGCGTCATCCCTACTCAAACTCGCAATGAACGTTCAAGAGTAGGGCACAGTCAACCAGATTATGATTTCAGCTATGACGACGCAATGGCCCTCTTGATTGCAAGGCACGGCATGAGCCACACAGAAGCCGCTAGGACAACTCTTGTTGAATTCGAGGTATATAATACCGCCTACGCTATTAAACAAGAGGATATCCGTTTTAATGCAGCAATCCAAGCATGGTATAACCAAACCGTCCAAGCTACCAAAGGCAAGGGCAAGAGTGTTCGCTCAGCTTACAGAACCTTTAATGAGTTTTATGACCATGAAAAAGAGTTCAGTAAGATATTTAAACCAGAGGACACTGCGCCTAGAAGTCGAGCGCTCTCGTTAGCTGATAAGAATAGGATCATCAATCAAACAAAGAAAGGGGGTAGTTAATGGGAGCATCTTTTGACGTTACGGCCATATTACGTGCCAACTCAAGCGACTTCACCAATGGTGTCAATGCTGCTAGGTCTGCCCTTGCTGATTTGAGAAATCAGTCTGGGGGCACGCTTGCTCAAGTTGGTAGCAGCTTGAAGTCAGTTGGTAGCGCCATGCAGTCAGTCGGTGCAGGAATGACCACGGCTTTCACACTGCCTATGGTTGGTGGGTTAACTGCCGTCATCAAAGGTTATGCAGACCTTGAGCAATCTTTGGGTGGTGTTTCTACGCTGTTCAAACAGAATGGTTCAAGTGTCAACACCCTTGCCAGAGACTACGGCATGACCAGGGAACAAGCCCAAGCGCTGTATAACACAATGGACCGTGAGGGAACCAACGTCATCGAGAACGCCAACCGAGCATATAGAACGGCTGGTGTATCTGCTAATCGATACATGGAGCAGGTGACGTCGTTCTCAGCTACCTTGCTGCAAGGTCTAGGCGGTGATACTGCCAAGGCTGCAAAGTATGGGGATAAAGCGCTTGTCCAAATGTCTGATAATGCGAATAAATTCGGTACTAACATGACCGATATTCAAAACGCTTATCAAGGTTTTGCCAAGGACAACTATTCAATGCTGGACAACTTGAAACTTGGTTATGGCGGTACCATGTCCGAAATGGCTCGTTTGGTCAATGAATCTGGTGTCTTAAATGGTGAATTTGAAGCCACAGCTGATAATATCCGTGACATTCCATTCCATACCTTGATTGATGCCATCGGCATTACTCAAGATAGGCTCGGTGTTACTGGAACGACTGCCAAAGAAGCAAGTACAACCGTTTCAGGATCGTTCAATTCCATGAAAGCTGCCGCCGAGAACTTAGTGGCCGGCCTTGGTAATAACGAAGCTAATATCAAGCAGCTTATGGAAAACATGAAGCAGACTATCATCACGTTCAAGGATAATGTGGTGCGTGTTCTAGGGACTATCTGGGACAATCTGCCAGTGGACGGCTGGGTTAAATGGGCAGCGCTGATCATTGGAGCGGCGGGGCCTATTATTGCAATATTAGGAACCTTAATCATTTGGATCGGGAACGTTGTTTCAGCATTGAGCACAATCGGTGGAGCTATCAGCTCAGTAGTAGGGTTCTTTTCAAGCGGTTCTACCGCAGCTAGCGGTCTAGGTGCCGCTTTTAGCGGGCTATCAGCCGGGGCTCTTGCTGCTTTTGCCGGCATTGTTGCTGCAGTGGCTCTAGTTGGGGCTGCGCTCGTTGACTTATGGAACAATAACGAGAATTTCCGTGCACAAGTTACGGCAATCTGGGAAACCATCAAGAGTGCAATCACTAGCGCTGTTCAAGCCATTGTGTCGTTCGTTATGTCAATTTGGGGGCAGTTGACTTCATTCTGGAACGAAAACCACGCCTTGATTATGCAAACGGCGACAACTTACTGGAACATGTTTAAGGGTGTGATTGAAAATGTAATGAACGCTATCTTACCAGTGATTCAAACTGGCTTGAATTTGCTTATTACATTGTTTTCTACATCTTGGCAACTTATTACCACTGTCATTTCCACGGCTCTTGAAATCGTGTTAAACATCATTAAGATGGCTATGCAAATCTTACAAGGTGACTGGTCTGGAGCGTGGGAAACACTCAAGACTATCTTGTCTACTGTGTGGGAAGGTATCAAGTCTCTTGTTTCAATCGGTATCAATGCTATTGGTCCGATTATCCAAGCGGGTATTCAATTCATTCTCGCTATCTGGAACGCAGCATGGGCATTGTTAGCTATTCCATTCCAAACGCTTTGGGCATTACTTCAACAAATCGCTGGCGGAGCTATGACTGCCATTAGCGGTGTGATTAGTGCCGGTATCGCCGTGATTCAATCCATTTGGTCAGCGGCGTGGACAGTTATCCAGACAGTTTTCTCGACAGTTTGGAATACAATCATGTCTATTCTGTCACCTATCATGGCCGGCATATCAAGCATTATTTCAAGCACTTTGTCAGCTATTCAAGCGATTTGGAACGCTATCTGGACGGGGATTCAAGCTGTTTTGGCTGGTGTATTAGCTGCTATTGTCGGTTTGGTTACTGGTAACTTCTCACAAGTTCAAGCGGCTATTTCGTCAATTATGTCAGCTATTCAAGCCACTATCAGTGCGATTTGGAACGCCATTTTGTCACTTATTAGTAGCGTACTAAGTGCGATTGCTAGCACTGTATCAAGTACATGGGCATCTATCCAGTCAATCGTTTCAAGTGCTATGAGTTCCGTTCAGAGCATTATCAGCTCAGCTTGGAGTGCTGTTAGATCAGCAGTATCAAGTGCCATGAGCTCTATTCAGTCAGCTATCACTAGCGGATTTAGTGCCGTGGTATCAGCGGTAACAAGTGCCGGTCAGCGTATCATTTCAGCGGTCCGTTCAGCGTTCAGCGGTGCACTTAGTGCAGCCCGTGGGTTTGTTGGACAAGCTGCAAGCGTCGGTTCTCAATTGATTAGCGGTTTCGTTAGCGGGGTAACATCAGCAGCCGGGAAACTGATTTCAGCGGTTAAAGGTGCTGTAAGCAATGCCATTAACGGAGCTAAAGCCTTGCTTGGTATCAAATCACCATCTCGTGTGTTCCGTCAATTCGGTATCTACACAGATAAAGGTTTCATCATTGGTATTGATAGCAAAGCGGATCAAGTAGCTCGTTCAATGCGCTATATGGCTCAAGGTGCTATCGACGCGTTCACCGGTCAAGATATCAACGGAGCCATCACTGATGAACTTGGTAGCATGGATGGTCAGTTAGGTCGTTTGGCAGGGTATGATCCATCTGTTTCATTCAACGGTGGCAAGATGTCAGTCACCCAACAAGCAGCGGATATCGTTCTAAAAATGGGTGATACAACTTACAGAGCATTTACTGAGGACATCACTAACGCTCAATCAATGGAATTAATGCTTGATAACTATTAAGAGAGAAAAGAGGTTTTAGCTAATGTATGATTATGCTTCATTGAAGCGCACGGAATCAACGGTGCTGCAAAGAGCGCCAGTTGATAACATGCGTATCAACGGGACGCCTATAGAAGATATCATCCAAGGGTATCGACAGCTTACAGTTAAGGGGCGTTCGTTGCTTAACCGTGAAATTTCAACTACTCGTGTTCCTGGGCGCCGTGGTGTCTGGGTGGATAGCGTCAACGATTCAGAGCGTGAGATTGAAGTTAAGTATCAGTTAACTACGGTTACTAGCCAAGTCATGAGGACCTCTTTCCGAGAACTTAACCGTATCTTGAGAGAGGTCGGTCCTAGTGGCTATCTCGAAGTAACTTTTGATGATGAGCCGGATTTCACTTACTACGCAATATTCAAGGAAGCGGACGAAGTCGAGGAAGATAGGCTTTCAATCATTAGCAGTTTCGTTTTGCTAGTGCCAGACGGCTATAAAAAACGGGTTCCAGAGCGTTCTAACGACGTTGTTTATCTAACTTACGCTAAGCAGGTAATACCTGAGAAGATTGTAGCCGTGACATCTACAGCGGCAACGGAATTTGAAATTATCAACGGTCAAACCAAGCTATCGTTTAAGGGTAGCTACGCAGCTAATAAGGAAATCGTCATTAAATTCGGTACAGAAGAAGTGACAGCTACTTATGACGGACGTAATATCCTAAGTGAATTACAACGATTTAGCCCGTTAGAGCAGTTTTATGTGAAGGACGGCGACAGATTGACCGGCAAGAATGTAACTATCCGTGAGGTACAGTGGAGGGATGAGAGTCTATGATCTATTTATTCGATAAGGACGAAAAACTTATCAAGATTATTCGCAAACCTGCAATTAAGAAGGCTTTGCAGAAATTCAGTCTTACCACTGAAAACTACATTTCAGACCGCTTGACTGTCGAAATGAAAGCTTTGAAGGATGATGAACTGGCAAAACTGGAATACATGGCTATTCAGTCAATCGACGATACGCATAAATTCCATTACTTCTACATTGCCCAAGGCAATACCAAAGGGGATATCACAACGCTTATTGGTGTTCAGTCTGGCATTGAGGAATTACGCAAGACAGTCGTTTACGACAAACGCCCAACAGACCAACGTGCTAGACCAGTCATCGAATGGCTTTTAACTGGCACAAACTGGTCCCCTCGCTTCGTTGCTGAAACAAACCCAAAGAGCACTAATTTCTATTACATTTCCACATTTGATGCACTGAAAAAAGTGTGCAAGGTGTGGGGCCTAGAGATGCAGTTCTTTGTTGAAATGAACGGCAGTCAGATTGGCGCTAGATACATCGATTTCAAGCGCAAAATAGGTGAAGCCATCGGTAAGCGTGTAGTTTACGGACATAACGCCCTAGAGATTCTGCAAGAGGTTGAAAAAACAAACCTATACACCGCCTTAGTTGGGCGAGGTAAGGGGGAGCAAGTCAGCTCAGCAGAAGACACCGGTAAAGATGCTGACGGCTATGGTCGTAAAATCAACTTCGAGGAAATTGTCTGGTCAAAAGCCAAAGGTGACCCACTAGACAAGCCCCTTGGCCAGAAGTACCTTGAAATTCCAGAAATGACCGCTAAATACGGCATTAAACAACCAGACGGCAAGATGCGCCCTAAGATTGGGTTTGTCGAATTTAGCGAGGAAGAAGACAAGAATGAACTTATCAAGCAGACTTACGAGGCTTTGATTGAATCTTCAAGACCTAAGCTGACACTTAAAACATCAACGGTTTACCTCAAGGGCGTTCAAATCGGAGACACTATCCGAGTGGTTCGACACGATAGACACCTTGATTACGATACACGTATCTTTGAAATCACATTCAACCGTTTAAACAACGAGTCTAGCGACATTAAGCTAGGGGACCGAGTTAGTGAGAGCAATGACGCAAAGGTACAGAGTACCGTCAACAAGGCTCTTGATGAGTTTAAAGCTGGTGAGTTCACTGAATTTGTCAAGAAACTGCCAGAGTTTATCCCGTCAGCTAATGGTTTTAACCATAACTGGTACACAAGCACTGACCCAACAGAATCTCACCCCGGACAAGTCCTAATTAATGATTCTTGGTACAAACCAGACCCAGAACATGAGGGACACACTATCATGTATCGCTGGACCGGTGAAATGTGGCAAGAGGTATTGAGAACGTGGGACGGCACGGGGCTTCAAGACAAAATCAAGAAAGAATTCGAGAAAGTCGCAGCTAACATGGCTAAACAGCAATCAGACCACGACAGAGTGGTTGCTGAAATTACAGCCAAGGCTACTAATGCGGAAACATTAGCTAGTTCAGCTAAATCAACCGCAGAGGACGCTTTTAACCGCTTAAACGACGTTAAGAGTGAAGCTATCGCAGAAGCTCGTTACTTGGACACCGTCGAGCGTGCAGAGACAGAGAAGAAGATTGCTGTATCTAAAAAAGACGCACTATCAGAAGCTGTCAAACTGGTTGATAATGCTAAAAGTACGCTAAACACGGACTTATCAGAGACTGAAAAGAGAGTTGAAGCTCTAAAGGGTTCTATTGGTACATTGTCAAACGATACGTCAGTACAGTTTGCCAAAATCAATAACGCTCTTATTTCAGTAGCTAGCAAGCAAGACGTTGACAAAGTCAGTCAGCGCGTGTCTAATGCTGAGACGGTTTTGACACAGCAAGCAGGGCAGATTTCAGCCAAAGCTAGCAAAGAGGAAGTCAATGCTGTTTCTGGGCGTCTAAACAAGGCTGAGAGCTCGTTGACAGTGCAGGCTGGGCAAATCAGCCAGAAAGCCAATAAGCAGGACGTAGACACGCTGACAGGGCGTGTGAATCGTGCTGAAACGTCTATCACTCAGCAAGCGGACATGATTGCATCCAAAGCCAATAAGCAAGAACTTGACAATGTCAATAATCGAGTGCTAAACGCAGAAAGTCGTATCACTCAGCAAGCTAACGAGATTAGCCAACGAGTGAAGACAAGCGATTTTAATAATGCTACTCAGAGACTTGCGACGACTGAGAGCTCAATCACTCAACTAGGAAATAAGATCACTACTGAGATTAGCCGTGTGGATAGTAAGATCCCGACAGACTTTGGCAGTCGTAACTTGATTTTGAAATCAGCAGATTTCGAGAATCTACACCGTCAACCCGGAGGAAGCGGAAATACTACTACTACTACTACGGACGGGCAAGCTTTCCTAATCAAGTCTCATAGCTATTCGAGCAACGTTTACGGTGGTATCTCATGGAACATGGCTATTCCAGAGATTAAAGCCGGTGAAACATTCTCGCTCTTGGTTCCGGTTTACATCGACAGCGGGGTAGACATTGACCGTGGCGCTATGATTATCATTAAAAATCATAAAAACAATGACAATCTAGTTGCTTACAATATCCCGACAGACCTCAAAAATGAGTGGTTTGACGTTAAGCTGATTTTCACTGCCGGCAAGGACATCACCCTCGGTGAATGGCCGTTCTATATTACAGTTGTTAGAAATGGCTATTTAAAAATCAAGCCACCTATGCTCGTCAGAGGGACGCTCATTCCCTTGCAGCATACAGTGGCCCCAGAGGACACAGAAGCTGAAATCAGCACGGTTAAAACGACGATAACGCAGACCGAGCAGGGTGTCAGTCAGCTATCTCAGAAACAATCTGAAACAGATAGCCGCATGACTAACGCTGAAACTACGGTCAATCACTTGGTCGATGAAGTATCATCAAAAGTGTCTAAGACTGATTTTGACAAACTGTCTAAGAGCGTAGCGGCTAATAGTACCGCAATCACTCAGACTGATAACAAAATTAGTTTGAAAGCAGACCGGACAGAAGTCCAAACTGCTAAAGCTACGGCTGACAGTGTAGTGTCTAAAAGCCAAGAGTTAGAGCGTAAAATCAACCAGACTAATGCAGAATTACGTGTTACAGCCGATTCTATTGCTCAGAAGGTTTCAAGAGTTGATTTTGACAATCTTGGAAATAAAGTCACTAACGCTGAAACGCAAATCAGCACGTTGGCTGGCAAGATTGAAACTAAAATCTCTAGGGTTGACCTAGATAGTGCTATTGATAGAAAAGGCTTTTTGAAAGAGTCTGACGTCAACAGATTGGTCAATAACAAAGGTTTTGCGACGGCTACGGCTGTAACTAACCTTATCCAACAATCTGAGCAAGGGACAACGCAGCTTATTAGCGAGGTCAAAAAGCAGATTCCGTCAATTGACACGCTTTCTGTTGGTGGTGAGAACTTGATCCGTAACTCAGCATTTCCGGATAACTTGGACGGTTGGGGATATTGGGAAGCACTACAACCTAACTCGAATTTATCTGTGTCAAGTCATTCACTCTATTACAACGGTTCTAAGCCGTTGTTTTTGCTTTCAACAACAATAACAACAACGCCTAGCTCTACGCTGAGATTTCCAGTGAAGCGAAATACTAACTATTCTCTTAATATTTCAATTTTGGCAGGCGGCAACCTAAAGGGGATGGATATCTATTTCCTTGGGCGCAAGTCAAACGAAACCAAAGATTTTAGCAAGGTTGTCAAAGTCAAACACTTTGACGGTTCGCCATCAACAAGCGGTGTTAAGAAATTTCACTTCACTTTTAACTCCGGAGACTGTGATGAAGGTTTCATCCGTGTCGATAATACTGGTACGACAAACGGCAGTCAGTCGTTGCTATTCTTCACCGAGCTTGATTGCTACGAGGGAACTATGGACCGTGCTTGGCAACCGTCTCCAAAAGACGCAAGTCAAGAGGTAACAGTCAAGTTCAACGAAATCAAGTCAACCGTTGACAGTTTCAGTCGTACTATTGGCGAACATGGGCAGTCTATTTCTCAGATTATCCAAGATGCCAAGGGGACAGTTTGGAAAGTGGAGAACCTAGAGGATAAGTGGGCGTTTAATCTCGGTGTCACTAACAAGCAACTAGACAAGCTAGACACTGGGCTTGAAGCTACCAAGTCCGAAATGTCGCAGATTGCCGGTTCATGGGCGGTCAAGAATTTGACAAGGTCCGGCGACGTCCTCAACCAAATCAATCTCAATAAGGACGGCTCAGTTAAAATCGACGGTAAACTGGTTCAAATCACTGGTTCTACTTACATCGAGGACGGTGTTATCAGCTCAGCCAAAATCGGAGAATTGTCAGCAAGTAAAATCACCAGCGGACGCTTAAACGCTTCACTAATCGATGTCGTTAACCTAAACGCCGAGAGTGTCACTAGCGGTACGTTTACTGGTTTGAATTATCGAGGGGGTAGAATTGAAGCACTCAATGGAGCGATGAGGGTAGACCTAAACGGCTCAGAGATGCATTTCTACGACAATGCGAAGATTGAATTTCATAACGAGAACAATGCGCTGTTTCGTACCCGAAACGGGACGTCAGCGTTTATTCATTTTCGTGATGATTCGTATAATGGGGTCTACACCGCAATGGGTGTTAATGCTGACAACACCGGTACACAGAACGACTATTCATCTGGACGATTTGCGGGGGTTCGTGTAGTGCGTTCAAATGACAATCAACAGCCTAGAGCGTTTGTCGATGAAGTTCAACTGATTGGGGACACTGTCCATTTTAGACATTCACAACACCCCGACCATGAGTTTATGAAAGTGAAGGCTGACGGTGGGCCTTGGATTGACCTCATCCCATTCCTCAGACAAGTAGCAAGCCGGTTGAAAATTTCGGTACAGCCTTAAAAGGAGAATTTATGAACGAACAAATTTACACTTCAATGATTCAAGATATCGCAAGTCAGAACGCTAATTTGACGATTGAAAAAGCTGAGTTTAAGGCTCGCTTGCAGGCGACAGTTAGCGAACTGGAGCAGGTCAAAACTCAACTAGAGCATTACCAAAACGTGCTAGCGTCTGATTCAGACCTTAACGACCTCTTTAACGAGGTAGCACAGAAAGGAGCGACGGATGAACAAATCTAATTTCAGTGTCACATCAAGTTATCTGACGAACCCAACAACAACAAGGATTGCTATCCAGTCCAAAGATGGCTCGACGTGGTTGACTCGTGATGTGCCGGGCGACCACACTAACAAGACGGATGAAGCTAAAATCCAGCTTATCTTGGATATCTTGGCGACTGAGTTGGACCCTGCGGGGGCATTGGCACGCTATCAAGCCAAGTCGGAGGAATCGATTAAAGACCTTGATAGCCGCTTGAATTTGGCTGAGAAAGTCGCTGAACAAGGCGAATTGACTCGCAAGATTGCTAACGTGTCCATCCTCAATGCGGTTATGAGTCAGAATATCCAGTATGGCACAATCTACAAGCGATATTTGGAATTGTTGCCAGTCGCTAAAAAAGGTGATGTATTCAACGCTGGGGATATCTTTGCTATCGAAGCCCCAGACCACGAAGAAGTGGATGGAGAAGGCAAACTGGTACTTATCCAAGTTAACGGGTCTTTCACTTACGATAATCAACCATTCGCTGATTTCGCAAAAGGTGGCAAGTTAGAAAACAATGGGATTGCTACAGCATGGCTATTCAAACCGAAGGAGAATTAATGGTACAGAAACCAGACGGCATTTTTGGGGTTTTCGATGTGGTCAGAGACTTCTATGCGCACGGTATCGACGAGCATTTATGGGTGTTCCTGCTAATGATTATCATTTTTAGTGATATCGTTATCGGTGTGTCTAGAGCTTGGGCTGCTCATGAGTTTTCAAGCTCAAAATTTCGCAAAGGGCTAGTCAGCCATACCGCCATGATTACATTTGTAGCCATCTTTTATCCGTTTGCGGTTTTCATGAATCTTGGCGGTGTTCTAGATACATTTATCTTTGCCATGATTGCAGCCTACGGCTCTAGTATTTTGGCTAGTCTATCAGCACTAGGGGTTGAAATCCCTTTTATCGACAAATATGTTAAGAGGAATATCGACAAAGAGAAGTTTTTTCTAAAGGAGACTGACGAGAATGATGAACGATATCATGACAAGCATTAGACAAGTTGACGGCGGTTGTGTAATCAAATCAGGAGACACCGCATCGGCATTTGAATTTGAGATTTTGGGCGATGACGGCTTGAAAAAAGACCTGTCTGGCACAGGCAAGCTTGCTATTTTCAATGCAAAAAAAGTAATTCTGTATGAAGATGTATCTGTAGAATCAGGTCGTTTCAGCTTCAAATTCAAAGACGCAGTAACCCCTGGACACTACAAGTTGGAATTAAAATTAGATGGGTTCATTTTCCCAACAGACGAATTTAAAATACGTGTTCGTCCGTCGTTCAATCCATCCGCTAACATCCCTAGCAATACAGAAGACCCAAAATAAAAGCGTTGGCTGAGGAAGTACGGAAGCGCTTAGTCAACGATAATGTAGATGAGCTTCCAGACCTAGTAACAATTTACAACTTAGCTAAAATATGAAAGGATGAAATATGGCAGAAAATAAACTTGAAGCAGTAGTCGTTGCGATTGGTACAGATATCAAGAACTTGCGTAAAGCAATCAATGACAAGGAAACAAGCGCAGGGATCACTGAACAGCAACTAAACGGGGCGATCAAGCAGCTAAAAGCAGAGATTCTCGGTGAAGGAGTTCCAGAGAATCTTGACACGCTCAAAGAGATCACAGATAAGATTGGTACTCTAAACAACGATACTAGCGAAGCAATCGTAGCTAAGTTGACAGAACTTGGTCAAAAGATTGACGCTGTGACTGATGTAGATTATCTATCTGCATATAATCAAGCAAAAGAGGAACAGTGATGAATCTTGTAGAGACAATTAGAAGCATCGGTCGAGATATTAAAGAGCTATTTAAGCGAACTGATGCGATTGAAAAAAAGGTTGATGGTCTAAACACAACCTCAGATGGTAGCGTTGACATGACTCAAATCAAGCAGGATATCAACGATTTAAAGAGCTTGAAATGGTTTAAAGATTCGAGCTCGTGGTCTAACTATGGTCCAGATAAACCACACGTTTGGAAGGAATTGGAAGAGGCAACGGGCGATGTCGGGACTCCGAATACAAACTTGCCATTTTATTTTTTTAAAAATAAAGGAGATGGCAGTATTAATCTATACGGTTTAGATAATCCACCCTTCTATATTGACCCAGAAACCAAAGAAGCTGCTTGGATTGGTGATTACGAGTGGATTAATTCAATCACTGCCGAGAACTTGCTAGGCTTTGAATTACCTCCTATGCAAGAAGATATCTGGGACTCGTATAACGAACGAAGAAACAAAGCGGAGGGCAATGAACGTAGGTTATTTGCTCGCACGTTTGGCGATTCCAAGCAACAAGGCTTGTGGTATGTAGACGACGACGGGCACTTCCAGCGCTTGGTCGATACAATAATAGAATTAAAAAAAGAAATCGAAGAATTGAAAGGAAAAATCAACTGATGAATAAAATTAACTGGTCTGTGCGTTTAAAAAATAAAAACTTTTGGTTGGCAGTAGTGCCAGCTTTGGCATTGCTTTTCCAAGCATTCGCTGATATTTTTGGTGTCAAATTGGAATTTGGACAAACAATTGATAAAATCTTGGTTTTTATCAATGTACTCTTTGCCTCTCTTGTGCTTGTCGGAGTGGTAAACGACCCAACCACTACTGGATTGGGCGACTCAACTCGTGCGCTCGGATATGAAGAGCCTAACGAAGATTAATATATTTTTTACTGGTAACCGTCTTTTTTTGGGATGGTTGCCTTTGATTTTAGAAAGAAGGCTTAAAACATGGTAATGAATAACGACATTATTCAATTTGCGGAAAATCTAGCTAACGCCGGAATCGGCACTGATGCAGATGGATCGTGGGGGACACAGTGCGTTGACCTGCCTAATTCTATCTCAATTAACTTCTTTGGCCGTGCTCTTTGGGGTAACGCAATTGACTTGCTAAACTCAGCAGCAGCGGCAGGCTATGAGGTAGAGTATAACCAAGAAGGCAACCTCGATAGCCGTCCACGTCGTGGGGCTGTATTCGTCATGGATACTACTTACATCGCAGGGCATCCATACGGGCACACTGGCTTGGTTATCGAAGATTCAGACGGCTACACCATGCGAACTATCGAGCAGAATATTGACGGCAATGCTGATAGCTTATACGTTGGCGGCCCTGCTCGTTACAATACACGCAATTTTGACGGTATTGTGGGCTGGTTCTATTTCCCAACCGACAACCAATCACAATCCCCTGCACCAACCCCAACCCCGTTTGATGGTATAATTACTATCAACGAGGAAACCGGGACATTTACGGTTGAAGTATCAGCTCTTAACGTTCGAGCTGGTGCCGGTCTAGGCGCTGAAATCGTGGCAGTCTATGGAGCTGGTGAAACTATCAACTATGACGGCTGGTGTGACGTGGACGGCTATATCTGGATTAGCTACATTGGCGGTTCTGGAAATCGTCGCTATGTCGCAGTCGGTCAATCAGAGAATGGCCGTCGTGTCACATCATTCGGATCATTCTCTTAATCAAGACCACGAAAACTATAAAATTTAAAAGGAGTATATCACCTCCCCTCACACTGCAATAGGGATACCATGGCAGTAGTGGTCGAAGCCTCAGCGTCTTGCTGGGGCTTTTTTATTTGGTATAATATATCTAGGAAAGTGCCAGTAACTCTACGGGGTCTGGTGCGTTTTTTATTTATTTGTGTTATAATATAAGTCCATCATAGGCAAAGAGCTACGAGGAAACTCATAGCTCTTTTTTATATTTGCGATTCTCTACGATAAGTGATAACATAGATTTCGGAATACTTGGCGTCTTTCGATGAATATTCTCGAACTGTCCCCGGCTTTTTAGTCGGGGTTTTTATTTTGTATATAACGTTAGACATTTAATCTAAATAGAGGTACACTATAGATGTACTTTTGGACGATTACGTGCAGAATGTATTTGTTTTTTTATTGTCACTTGGTAGCTCATGCTGCCAAGTCTTTTTTTATGCTCGAATCAAGAATCTTAGTATCCTTTATTGAAATGAAGGTTAGTAAAACGCTCTATAATTTCCATAAAATAACGATGGTTTCACTAGTAACTCTGACCTTGCTTATCAAGGCGCGTGCTATGGCTTTCTGCTGCTCGTAGTCAAGTGTGAAGATATCCTTGGTATCAAGCACCCGTCTAATGTCTTGCTTTCGCTCTACGTCTTTAATAGAGCTGTCAGCTTCTAGCTCTTTTTCGAGCGCTGTTCTTTCTGCCATGAAGTCGCTTGAGCGTTTTTGTAGTTCCTCTAGTGAAATTCTATCGTCGATGTATAGATCATTAAGCCTGCTAATTTTAGCAGTCAGATTGTCAATTTGTTTCTGGTAGCTAGCCCGGTCTATCGTCTCTTTGCCAGTGTTTGAAAATAGCTTGTCGATATAGTCCGAATCGGTTTGCAACTTACTGATTTCGGTTAGGACGAAGTGCTCTATATCGTCTTTGAAATAAAATCCAGAGTCGCATTTTTCATTGTTGTTATAGACAGTCACGCCCTTGGTTTTTCGTGGATGTCGCTGCTTACACTCATATTTGATTAAGCGAGTACCGTCTTTCCGTATCATGCCTAGCTTGATAGCAAGAGGAGCGGAACAATAGCCGCATTGAGCTATACCAGAAAGCATGTACTTAGCTTGAAACGGTCTAGGGTTGAATCGCTGGGCAGCTGTCCTTTGCCTTGTTTTGATTTCCTCTTGCGTCTTGTTAAAATCTTCCTCGGATATGATAGGCTCATGAGTACCAGGGAATATCTGTCCTTTAAATTGGTTATATCCACAATATACCGGGTTCGACAGGATAGCCCGCACTGTTCTATAGCTCCACTCTTTATCTTGCCCATATTGCTCATTGAGGGCGTCTCTGAGCTTGGTTATCGACATACCTGACAGATACCATTTGAACATTTTCCGGACGATTAGGGCTTGATATTGGTTGACCGAGAGCGTGCCAGTCTCTTTGATGTAATCATAGCCGTAAGATGTCTTTGCCCACTGCATAGACTTGCCGGACTTTGCCCGACCTAGCTTGCCTAACTGCATGCGTTCCTTGATCTGTTCTCTTTCAAGCTGAGCAAAGACGCTCAATAAACCAATCATCGCCTTACCGAATGGCGTTGAGGTGTCGAAGTTTTCGAGTAAGCTGACAAATTCTATATCATTCTCCAGAAATACGTCTTCAATCAGATAGAGTGTATCTTTCTGACTGCGGCTCAAACGGTCTAGTTTATACACCAAAACCGTATCAAACAGTTTTCTCTTTGCATCTCTTATCAATTGCTCTAGTGCAGGGCGTTCGGTATTTGACCCAGAGAAACCGCCGTCAGTGTATATCTCGTAAATATTCCAGTCCTTAATCTCGCAGTAGCTTGTTAGCTTTGCCTTTTGCTCGTCGATTGAATAGCCCTCGTCAACCTGTGATGTGGTTGACACTCGGACATAGATAGCAACTTTATGTGTTGTCATTGTGTTTGTACCTCAATTCTGTTAAAATGGGTACAGAAAAAGACTTGTAAGACTGCTCTCAGTTTACACGATTTTTTCTGTGGTGCTAGCTCTACACTCGAAGTTTGGCGACGGTGAGTGTAGGGCTTTTTTTATTGTCTTATTTCAGATTTTGGACAGCGTAGTCAGCTTCTTCTTGTGTAAATTTGTCGAAATTTACCAATTGATCACGTATTGCGTCTGGAGACATAGCCACAGTATCTTGATATTGTTTCGCTTTTTCAACAGCTTGTTTGTTGTAATCAATACCAGAGTTCTCTACAGCATAGTCAGCGGCCTCTTGAGAGTATTTATCAAAACTTACGAGTTGAGCACGCAATCCCTCTTTAGACATATAAACGGTACTAGCATACTGTTTAGCTTTAGTTACAGCTGTTTTGTATTCCTTTGGGACTTTGCTCTCACTTGACTGCTCAGTTTTAGCCTTTGACGTCGAGCTAGTTTGAGAAGACGTGCTTTTGGCTTGAGAACAAGCAGCAAGACTTACAATGGAAAGACTTATTAAGCCTACAGACAATAATTTTTTCATAAAATTTCCTCCCAGCTTTTAATGTGGTTCAGTGATTGCACATAATTTAAACTCTATAGATATCTACCACTTCCCCGATCGTTCGGATGTCGTCATTTTCTGAAAGATAGACATTGTCGTAGTCGGGGTTAAGTGATTTCAGGTATGGTGTCCCGTTTGATTTGAACTGTTTGACATAGTTCTCGCCGTTAACTTGAAAAATTGCAATATCGTTGTTCTCTACTTGCGGGGTATGCTTGATAAAAAGTAGGTCTCCGTCTTTTATTTTAGGTGACATACTTTCGCCTATTACTTTTGCAATGCTATCAAATTCATCAGGAACCTCATTAGAGGGAATTGTGATTTCAGCGTCTACATAGTCGTCTTGCATGACCCCGTTACCAGCAGAAACAAAGCCTGTGATAAAAACAGTAGTCATTTGAATTGGCTTTCTATTTTGTTTATCACGCAAAGCAAGAGCTAAATCTACTACTTTTTTCTTGTTTATGTCATTTAGGTCATCATAGATAGATTGAATATCAGAGACAGCAGGCTTTTCGACTCCATACAAGATGTAGTCCGTGGAAGTTCCTAAAACTTGAGCTAATTTTACAATCTTTGTCCCCGTCGGAATACTAGCGCCGCTTTCCCACTTCGAAATAGTTGAGTCAGACTTATACCCTAACATTTTCGCTAATTCAAGTTGACTAATGCCCTTGTTAGCTCTCAAACTTTCAATTCTACTTCCTCTTTGCTTATTAAAATCCATATCTTTCTCCTTGCTGTTTATATTAGTATTATATAGTAGACTTTCCTAACTTTCAAGTTGTTTTATAAAAAAACTAAAAAAACTTGAAAAAAAATCAACAAAACTGTTGACATTGAATTAAATTCAAGTTACAATATGTTTGTAAGTTAGTTAGAGAGGAGGAACAAAATGACAAAAATAGTTCCAAAGATTACAATCAAAGAACTTCGAGCTCGTCATAATATGACGCAAGAAGAATTTGCTAAAAGCGTTGGTACGACAGCTCAAACAGTCAGCGCTTGGGAGAAGAACGTGCTTTCTATTTCTCCTAAGAACATGGTAATCATTTGTAATAAATACCACATTCAATCGTCTGATTTGTACGGTATCTGATATTTTTTTACAGTAAAACTTGAATTAAATTCAAGCTGATAATTAAGAAAGAGGTTACGCTAGATGAACGAAGTAACATTGTCTAACAACCTTTCTCAAATTGAATTAGAAATAAACCACCACAAGCAAATAGCTGGGCAATCGATTTGGGAAATTGGTAGACGATTAAACCACGTTAAAGAAAATGATTTGGCACACGGTCAATTCATGGAATGGCTTAAGAAAATAGAGTTTAGTCAGACGGTTGCCAATCAGTTTATGAAAGTAGCGAAAGAGCTTCCGAATTCTGTGACGTCACAGAATTTAGGGATAAACGCCCTTTACCTTATCGCAACGCTTCCAGAGGAAGAAAAGCAAGAGCAAATCGAAAAGATTGAGCAAGGGGACACACCAACGGTCAGAGAGCTGCAAGAGGTGAAGAAAAAGCTCAAACTCAAAGAGCAAGCACTTGAAGCAGTTAAAGGCGAGTTAGAACGTACTAGACTTATCAAACCAACTGAAAAGGTAATCGAAAAGGAAGTTATCCCAGACGATTACAAAGCTACGCAAGAGCTAAACAAACAGCTACTAGCAAAAAACAAAGAGCTTTCAGATAGTGAACAAGCGGCTAACGAGAGAATGCAATTCATTGAATCGCAACTCAAAGAGCTAATGAATCAACGTCAAGAAGTTGACGAAAAATCAGCTAAATACGACGAATTAACAAGAGCTATTGAGCAGTCGCAAGGGCAATTAGACAGCTATCAAAAGCAAGTATCTGCCTATCGTCACACCATCAACTTTTTGGAAAAAGGGAACAATTTCCTTGCTAACTTTGGCGGTGTTGCATTTCTGGATATTAAGCCAGCATTAAACAATCCAAAAGTTAGAACCGAGCTTGAAACTTTCCTAACTATGCTAAATAGTCTCAGCCGTAGCGTTTCAGAGATACTGGAACAAGACGATGTGATTGAAGGAGAAATCTTATGACAAATGACATTATCGGTCAAAGCAAAGACCACGCAAGACAAGTGTCACACCTAGCAGTTACTAGAAACATGCTAGATGCACTTGAAAACCATGAGGAGCGTATCGCTAACCTAGAAGACAACATGAGAGTGAACGCTGCACAAGAAATTAAATTAACAAACCTTGTAAACAGCAAGATTGTTGGATTGTTAGAAGGCAAGAAAAGCAAGGCTTACCGTGATAATCATATTCGTGCTAAAGCATACTACGCCATCAACCAAGGAATCATTAATCGTTTCGGTGTGAGACGCAAAGAAATTCCTGCTAAAGAATTTAAGAACGCTGTTATCTTTATCGAAAATTGGGGGTTGAGCGACCAAGAACTCAAAGACGAGATTTTTGCAGCTAACCATCAAATGAGTCTGTTCGAAGCGTAGTTAAAAGGTGAGACAAATTTGGGACACCTTGACGGCACTAGTGAGCTAGCGGGGCAACAATTCAGTTGAAACGTAAGCAATACCATTAGGTGATTTGATTTTATAATGACTCCTAAAAAACAAAATCCAAAAGTCCTCGCTAGTTCTCCAGTGTCGCCAAGGCAACAAAAAAGGCTGACCCCTGCCAGAGTCAGACCCTAAGATATTGAAATCAAGGTAATTATAACATGAAACAAAGAAAATGGGAACCAGTCATAATCAACATTATGGCAGACGGTTCCAGAGTTGATGATCTAACTAAATATGTCATACCTAGCGGCCACGCTTACTATGACATCATCATAGGTTTTCGCAAAGAAAAACTACGGAAAGGGGCTTGACTATGAGGTATGCAATACATAATCAGGAACGCAAACGAAAATTACACATCTATCAATAACGCTTTTACTCAAGACAAACGGTTGAAACCAGCAACAATAGGCATTTTAACGGTCATCTTGACCAATAAGCCTGATTGGGTTGTATATCCTGATGAAATCGCAAGACGGCTAGGCATAAGCCGCACTACCGTTGATAGCCATTTCAAAATCTTAGAAGAAGCAGGATATATGAGAGTGATTAAGCGTAGCTTAGGTAGAGGAAAAGGGAGTGAGGTGCACAGATTTTTCTCAGATGTTCCTATAACAGACAACTACCTAGAGTATCTGATGGGACATCTTGAGAAAGAGTTATCCACAGATAGCACAACGTAAATTTTACAGTTCCCAAAAATTGCAATGTGTAAAATTGCAATGTGTAAAATTGCAATGTGTAAAATTGCAATGTGTAAAATTGGGCACTAATAAATACTAACTATACAACAAGTACTAACTAACAACAATCTAGAGCCTACCGGCACTAACTAGAAATAACTACTAACTGATAACAATACAGTAGTAGTTAGAAGAATAAGAGAGGTAAAATCATGAAAAAACTATTTGGATGGATTTGGAGCAAAAAACAAAATGAAGTAGAAGTCTTTGAGGTAAGACCGTATCGCATGATTGACGAAAAGGTAAGAGATTTCAATGCAGACCACGGATTGCCATTAGATCAATTAGTGGGGTAACTCATGAAACTACTAAGAAAACTTTTTTCCAAGAAAAAAACCAATGAGCCAGAATACTTTTTCGAGGTTGTCGAGACACCCGAAGAAAAAAGCGAACGACTCAAGCAGAAATATAGCAAATAACATCAACTTTTCAACGTGCAGCCATGGCCCTGCCGTGGAGTGTAACTTATACTAATTTTCCCAAAAAAACTTTACTAAATAAATCTTTTTTCCTATCTTCCCCAAAAAAGTCTAATAAAACATTGAAAAACATGACACGGTGGGGCGTTGGGTGCACGTTGAGAGCACTAAAAAAGCATGGGTTAGGGCCCATGCAAGAAAAATACACCAAGGAGATTATATCATGAAATCTTTTAACACTCAAACAGTCGCAAAAACTGGATTCACTAAAAGCAAAGCATTTGGATTGTGTGGCACGCTCGCACTTGCTACAGCTCTATTGATTGGAGCTGGGACAGTGTCAGCAGACGAAGCTACTCAACCATTGGCAGATACACAACCAGCGGTGTCTAATGTCTATACCGCTGATAACGGCGGCAACATTACAGTGACACCGTCTGAAACAGTGGCACCAGTGGAAACACCAGCGGTTGCTACCGAATCAGCACCAGTGACAGAAGCACCAGCAACAACTACAGAAGTAACTCAACCAGTCGCTGAAACACCAGCGGCACCTACTACAGTTACTAAAACGGGCGACACTATCAATGTCGAAAACCCAAACGTTGAGGTTGACCAGTCTCAAGGAACTGGAAAATACCAAGGCTTCACAGTGGAATACAAGGATGTAAAATTCCCTGACGATATGGCTATCAATGAAGGGGATAAGGTTAAGTTCACTTTACCTGAAGAGGTGAAATTTCAAACTAACTTTGACTTTGATGTTTACAATCCTGACAAGCAAGTTGTTGGTAAAGCTACTACAGACACAGCAAGCAATACTGTGACTACTGTATTTAACAACTACTTTGCATCTCATCCGCTTAACAAGCAAATGAGTCTTAAAATGGACGCTACTTGGACAGACAAGGTCGAAAGTGGCAAGCCAGTCACAGTAAACTTCAATGGGACAGTGATCACTGTCAACATCGGCAAAGAACAAGAAATTGGTAAAGATGAATTGCTTTCTAAATGGGGTAGTCAAGACGAGAACGACCCAACGGTTATTAATTGGACAGTTCGTTTGAACTATGCCAAACGCCTATTGAATTATGTCACAATCATTGACGAAATGAGTGACAATCAAACCCTTGTGGATAACTTCTTTGAAGTTAAGAATATTGAGAGCGTGAATCCATGGATTGATAAAGGTTCAGCAATGGATTTGGTTAAGTCAATCAGCAAATCTGAGCATGGTTTTGAAATCAAAATGGATCGGCTTGACCATATGATTTACTTGAACTATAAAACCAAACTGACAAATGCAGTTAAGGATAGCGTTAATCCAACCAATAAGGTTGAGTTAAAAGCTGAGTCAGATGGTGCTGTTTCATACAGTTATGTTCAACTCGTCGGTGGCCGTGGCGATGCATCAGGCGAAAACAAACCAGAACCAACGTTTGAAATCCCCCGTGAAGCTCCAAAAGTTGACATCCCAGAATTTGAGGGTGGTATCCCTGGCATTCCGGAAGTCCGTGAGTTGCCGGAGTATACCGAACCGATTGGAACTGTACCAAACGACGCTCCGAAGTATGAAAAACCGGAATTTGAAGGCGGTGTAGTCCCTATTGACCCACCAGTGGTTGAAATTCCAGAATACACTGAGCCAATCGGCACAGTGCCAAATGAAGCTCCAGTTTACGACAAGCCAGAATGGAACGGTGGCACAGTACCAAATGAAGCGCCTATTCATTATAAACCAGAATTCCAAGGCGGTATTCCGGGAATTCCAGAAGTTCGTGAGTTGCCACCATTTGAAGGTGGAGTGATTCCGAATGATGCCCCTATCCTCGATTTGCCAGAGTTGGAAATTCCAGAAGAACCAACTAAACCAACACCGGAAAAACCGGCGACACCGAAAGAGGTGCCTAATAAGCCCGTAGACGCTCCGAAATTGGACAAGGTAGAAATTACCGAGGTCGTTTATAAAAACGATTTTGAGCCAAAAGATGCGGCAAATATGACGGTTTACGGTGGCACTCTACCACATACTGGTGAGAAAGAAGGAATTATGTCAACTCTTGGTCTTGTGGTAATCGCAGCAGGGATCACAACTTTGGGATTGAGTTTCAAGAAGTACAACGAAGGTGAGGAAGAATAATCATGAAAGAAAACAATAAAAAAGTCGTATTTTACAGCGCTGAAAAGGATGGGTTTCTTGAAAGTTACAAGGACAAAGGAAGCCTAGTGTTTACAGCAGTGTTTACTGAACGCTTGGAGAAAGCACTATTCTTGCCGCTTGAACCGTACGAAAAACAAAAAAACGAACTTGATAAGCTTGCCGAAGCGTTTGGCTGCGAAGTGCTTATCGTAGAAGCTGAATACAACGTAACTAAACTTGACGGCTCGGACTTTGAACGCACGGAGCGTGAAGAAACCATTGAGGATAGGATTGGAGCACTCCTAAACTTATTGGCGAACTAACAGAACATGAAGTGGTGGGTGGGTAGGCATTAAATATGGAACGAGAAACTTACGAAGTCGAGAGCCGATGGCGGAACAAGTACATGAATTTAGGTCGTGAGTTGGGCAAGATTATAAATAGTCAGCAAGACAGAATCTTGTCGCTAGCTCAAGAGAACACCAAGCTCAAACGGGAGCTATGGCACCTAAAAAAGTCAAAGGGCAAGAAATGGCTCTAAAATCGCTTTTAACCGTCCTGAATTATCTAGTGGCACAATTACACTAGATAAACGGTAAAACGGCAAATAACCCCCAAAATTTGAGAATTAGGGGTATTTAAAAAGGATATGACATGGAAAATCAATCACAAACTACAAAAGGGGCGTATTTAACCGACTTGCAACAGCTTGACGGCGAGACATTGAGAAACTTTGTTGACCCGAAACATCAAGCAAGCCCACAAGAGCTTCAAACACTGCTAGCAATCGTTAAGAATCGCAATCTTAACCCTTTCACTAAAGAGGTCTATTTCATCAAGTATGGAAACAACCCAGCTCAAATCGTGGTGTCTAAGGATGCTTTCATGAAACGAGCTGAGCAAAACCAAAACTATGATGGTTTTGAAAGCGGTGTGATCTACGAGGACGAAAAAGGCGAACTCAAAACTAAGAAGGGCGTAATCTTACCTCGCAAGGCTACCCTAATCGGTGGTTGGTGTGAAGTGTACCGAAAGGACCGAAGCCGTCCAGTTTATCGTGAAGTTGAACTATCAGCTTACAACACGCATAAGAATTGGTGGCAGAAAGCACCGGGGCAAATGATTGAAAAGGTGGCAATCGTGGCAGCCGTTCGAGATGCGTTCTCGGAGAACGTAGGCGGTCTATACACTGCGGACGAAACTGTCTCTTATACACATCTCCGAGCCCACG